GACTTCAAGTCGGTGCAGGGCAACACCGGCCATGCAACCGCCACCGTCCTGATGGACACCTACGCCCACACGCAGGACAAACCCCGGTTGGAGTTGACCGAGAAGATCGAAGCCGACTTCTACTCACAGAATGTCGGCAGCAAGCCCGGTTCCGCACCGGAAAAACAAAATCTGCCGGATGCCTCTCAAATCACCCCTGAAGTGATGCTGACAGTCGTCCGACAGATGAACCCCGAACAGCGGCGTGAGTTCACCCGCCTGCTGTTCGCCTGAAAAAAGTATGGAAAAATCGCTCACGATGCACAGAATGCAGACAATGCAAGGAAAAACACGGCTTTCCCGCCGGTGTGCAAAAAGTGTGCAAAAGTGTGCAGAGCCCCAGAAAAAGGAAAATCCCACGAGGAATCTTACGATTCTTCGTGGGATTTTGGTGCGCTCGAGGGAACTCGAATCCCTGGCCCTCTGATTAAAAGAATGGCCGCTCTAGGATTCGGCTGTTTTTCGTCATTCATTTTTACATAGAATTATCGTTGTTTTTGTGCTTGGTCGCACATTCTTATTTCCGGGCTTTTTTAGTGAATAAGGCAAAAATAAGGCACTTTCTAGAGGACACCCAACAATGAACAGAAAAAGAAGCAGCCCACAGACCCGGCGGAATTATCCCCGCCCCCTGTGGGCTGTATTTTTGTTTCCGAGTTATGCGTGGTTCTCTTCCCGAATCCGAGTGAATACATCCGTTAGCGCGTCCGCCGCTGCTGCATCCGCCGAACGGATGAACCCGGCGTAAATATCGGTGGTGGTGCTTGTCTTGGCGTGGCCCAGACGGCCAGAAACCGCCGTAACGGGAACGTGGGCGGCTATCAACAAGCTGGCGTTGGTATGCCGCAGACTGTGGAAGTGTACAAGCGGCAGGTCATGCGCGGCCAGAAAGCCCGGGAACCACGTTGTTACCGTCTTGGGGTCGATGGGTGCGCCGTTCCATTTGGTAAACAACAGGTCATTTTCCACAGTCTTACCCTCTATTTCCACCTTGCGCACCCACTCGGAACCGATTTTGAACCGTTCCGCCTTTTGGTGTTTGCGGTATTCCTGTAGGAGCTGCACACAGTCTGCGCCCATCTTGATGCACCGTCGGGAGCGTTTTGTTTTAGGCGAGGTGAACACCGTGCCTTTGCCCGGGATGTATTGCAAGGTACGTTCAATGGAAATTGTACCCGCGTCCAAATCTACATCAGACCAGCGCAGGCCGCAAATCTCGCCGCGCCGTGCGCCCGTAAACAAGGCAAGCTGTGTAATGACACTGAATTGTGTTGGCGCATCCTGCAAGGCTTGCAATAGCCGGGCAACGTCCAATTCTTCGAGGGCCTGCACGTCTATCTCTTCGGCTTTGGGTGCTTCTGCCCGCTTGCAAGGGTTTTCCGGCACAAGCCCCCACTGTACCGCCTTTGTGAATACGCTGGACAACATCCGGTGATAGTGCTGCACTGTGTTTCCGTTGAGCCTGCCGCCCTCTCTGGTGTGCTCTGTGAACGCTTTGGAAAGCGGAAGCCCAGCGGCCCGGGAAACCTTTTCCGCCGTGTTCTTGCTCACATTTGCGCCTCTGTGTACGTTCCGCATGGTATCTTCCCCAATGCCTGCCGCCTTTGCAATCTCGCCCCGCTTGCCGTGCGGCAGCAGTTCCAGCAGGGCAGGCGTTGCCGTATAGGTGCTATCTTCCCGTACGCCATGCTCCTCTAGGTTCGAGTAAAAGGCCATGAGGTGCGAGGGCTTGACTTGGCAGACCTTGAGCTGCCCCAGCCCGGCGGAGATACGCGGCACCAAACGCCGGTAGTTGTAAACCGTCTTGGGCTTGAGCTTCTTTTCTGCGTACTCGGTGAACCACCTCTCTATCAAATCATCCATCTTCATAGAGGCTTCAAGCGAAATGCCGTTGCGCACTTCCTGCTCGAATGCGTCCGCCTGCCGTTTCAGCTCTCTTTCCAGCTTCTTCCCAGTCATTCCCGGCGGAGGCGTATAGGTGCGGTTTACCAGAACCTGACGGCCCAGACGGTCATATCCATTGGAAACCCGGATGCAGTAGGAGCAGGAGCCGTCTTTCTTCACCCGCTTTGTTATCTTTGCCATGTGGTTACACTTTCTGTGGGACTGCGCCCACGCTGACAGCGGCAGAGAAGCCCCGCCGGGCGGCTTTAGCTGTTCTTGTGGTCTGTATCTTTGGGAGCATCCCCGGCGGCGTCCTGTGCATCCTGTGCGTTCTCTGGTGGATGTTTTTCCTCTCGCTGATATTTATAAATTTGAGTAAGTTCCTCAATTCTTTCTCTTGCAACACGCTGACCGTCTGCATTCAGTTCCTCATAGTAAACGACAATATCCCGCAAGTCGGGCGGCAAAAAACGGAACAACTGCAAAAGTGCGCTTCCGGATTCTTTTCCTATCTCGTCTACGGCGGTCCACATTTGATTTTCAAGGACAGAAAGTGCCTTTGCGGCCTTGCCGTTAGTTAATACCGGGGTTATTTTTCCTGTTTCAAGCGATTTTTGCAGCTCCCCTTTCAGTGCTTTGGCTGTATCCTCTGCATCAAAAAGAGAACGCTGCACCGGGTCTGTGTCACCGTAAAGCAAATAACCGGGCGTAACCCCCAAGGCATCCGCGAGCTTTCTTAAAGTTTCAATTTTAGGATTCCGCAAATCATTTTCCCACTGGGCAATACCAGCCGCAGAAATCCCCAATTTATGTGCAAGTTCTGCCTGTGTCATACCCGCACTCTTTCGAGCCTGCCTGATTCTTTCGCCGGTCGTCATTACCAAACACCCCCCTTACATATCGACTGAAACAAAATGATAGGCGTACCAGCGGCCGCGACGGCGAAAGAGCCTGACGCGGGTGGTAAAGAACTGACCGGAGCACCCCGCGCCATCATAAAGGTCGTCACGGTAGGCACGGTGCATATAGAACCATTCGAGAACGCTCTCTTTTGAGAGGGGAGAGAGCTTCTCGGGCAGCTCAACAAGCTCAACGAAAGAATCGAGCTCGTCGCGGACGATGTGGCAATCGGAAACCCGATTGACGTATTCTCGGATGTCGCGCTTGAGCTGAGTGACAAACTCCTCGACGCGCTCACTGCGCACCGGACCAGGAAACCGCTCGAACATGAGCAGGACACTGTATGCCTTCTTGAGGCTGTCGTAATCGTGAATATCGCGGGCCATTAGGCTCCCTCTCTTTCTTCCTTTGCCTTGCGGAGCTCCTCGAGAAACTCAGGGGGCGGCAGCCGCTCGAGCTGATACTCCCGGCGCGCGGCCGGAGACAGGCCGTTGAGCCATGTCTCGTACTTTACCCGCTCCTGCTCTGCGCAGGCTCGGATGCTTGCGAGAGCATCTGCAGGCGGGTAATCCTCGCCGACGTACCAAGTTATTTTCCCCTCGTTGGAGATGTGGGCGACCATCTTGAAATCGCCGTCCTCCATCACGGCGGAGTTACAGACCGTTACGCCGTTTCCGAGACAGCCGAGAAACAACTTGAAATTCCGGGCAGCCATCAGTAAATTTCCTCCTCGAGCATCTTTTTGCTGAACCGCTCAATCTCCTCGAGAGAGGTCCACTCCGGCTTCTCGTCGTCGGAAAAGCTGTCCCACAGGATGCGCATGGCCTGAATATGATTCTCAACGCAGCAGCCCCAGAGGTACTTGCTGAAACGCGAGCCGCAGCCGAGGAAATACTTGCAGTCCTGAATACAGCGGCTCAAGAGCCTGTAACGAAAATCGGCGTCGGAGCCGACAAGGTCGGTGGCGACGTTGCCGAAATAATGAAAGTCCGCGTCGCCAGCGAAGTAGAGCGTGAGGCTGGCCTCGAGGCTGCGCGGCCAGCCGTCCGGGTACGGACGGGTCGAGCCGTCAGAGAAGTGGGTCATCGCCGTTGCGGTCACCCCGATGGCGGCCTCGTTCTCGCGGGGACGGCAGAAGAACGTGCGAATCTGGATGCGCTCGCACTCCATGGAACCGGCGTTCCCGATACTGTCAGGGAACAGGGACACGGCCGGGTCATACCCGGCAGCTTTCAAACGCTCAAGAACGGTCATATCTCTTATGCCTCCATTTCGATGTCGAGCAGCTCCATGCTGCCGTATACACAGTGCTCGGAAATCTCGCGGGCTCTTTTGCGAGCAGAGGGCAGCGAGACAGCCTCAATCTTACGCTCTGTGACGTAACCGCCATTCTTGAACTGGGGATTGTGGCGGAAGAAAGTTGCTTTGTAGGACTTCATTTTCATAGTTGACACTCCTTTGCGGTTTGGCTCCCGCGACCATCTTGCCAAGGACGGCAAAATGGTTTCGACCCCTGCCACGGGGTCATCGTCAGGCGAGCACATCGGAGTAGGCGGCCTTTGCGGCCTTGAGGGTTTTGAACATCTCGACGACGTTCCCACCGCAGTCGGCGTACACACACCACCGCCAGCAGAAGCGGCCATTGATGCGAACCATGCGCTGCTCGAGACAGACCTCGTTGTCCTCCCGCACATAGCGGTCATACGCACGGTTGCGAATGTGGATAAACTTCATACGGAACACTCCTTTGGTAGTCACAGTCATTGTCATGCGGGATTAGATGTTGGTTTTACGTGCGCCGGTCTCGGTGTGCTCCCACACATCGACGGAGTATCCAGCAGCCCGAAACCTATTTGCAAAGCTGCGGGCCTCCGCCTCGGACGACTTCCAAACGCAGAGCGGGAAACCGGCCTTGTTGTACAAAATCTGGTAACGCTTCATCGTCTGCACCTCCTTAATCTCTATTCTCACGCTTCCACATGAGGAAGTTCTGGTAATCATCTTGACCCATCGAGACCGGCTTGCTCGTGTTGATGAAGTCGGGGCAACCGAAGCAGACGAGCTCGTCCGGATTGCTGCGGGTCTGCGTCAGAACCTTGGCCGGGACACCGGCCATCTGGAACTTTTCGGACGGGACGCCCGGAACCTCAATGCGCCGGAGCAGCATATTGAAGTCGTAGTACCAGTCGAGATTCATGTACCGCTCCTCGCTGTCAGTGCCCTCGATTTTCTTGATGTACTCGGCGAGAGCACCGCGCACATCAAGACGAACCGGAGCGACGCTGTCGTCGTAGCTGTCGTAGAGGGTAATGGTCTCGGCCTTGCCGAAACGAACGGTGAGGACGGCAACGCTGCCGGTGTACTTGTAGAGCTCCATAAAAACCTCCTACCCGAAACGGGTCTTACTGCTTGCTTAACGTCCCTAAAAGGGACACACGAAAGCAAAAAAATTAAGCAACCTCGACCATACCGACCAGACCGTAGAGGAGCTCGTGGTCCTCAAAGGAGATGCGCTCCTCCTCGAATGCACGGTCAATCTGCCAGTAGCACTCGTCGCGGTCGTTCTCGGTCTTGATGGCGGCAATGGATTTCACGATTTTCTTGAACATCTTTTTATCCTCCAAACAGGCGTTTCATCAAAAAGCAAGAAATCCGGCAAGGTTGCATTTCTCAGTGAGCGATGCTACTTTGAAACCGCTGTGGGCGAGTAGAGCTTTCCACGTTCTGTTTTGTCCTTGCCACCCGGAGCAGGAGAGGTTTCGTTTCCCAGCGAGCGATACCACTTTGGAACCTTTATCGGCGAGTGGAGCTTTCCGCGTTCTGTTTTATCCTCGATTGCTTCATTTTGGGTCATTGGCTTTCTTGTACCCTTATTATAGACCCTAAAGGGGACAATGTCAAGTAAAATATGGCAATTTGTGGAAAAAAGTTTTGAGAAATGACGCTTTTTGCGGCATTATGCCCGAAATCGCAGCAGAGAAGAAAGGAAGCAGGAACCCGGAGGTCCCTGCTGATATAGTTATCCTGTTTGTCCTAATGAATTGTATGTCGCAAATATGCGGTTTATGGTTGAACAATGCAGCTGCCCTTGCGACTGAGGCGATATGCTTGAGCGTTGCCATACAGTTTACCCAGAACTTTCTCAGCGTACAGCCGGAATGCAGTCAGGTCTGCAAGTTCGTCAAGGAGTTTCGCCCGGATCTGCTCGGTGTCTGCACCGCCGGAGTTGAAGTGCCTTGCAAGCTGGTTGAGGTTGGTGCCCACCCTGCTGCACTGGGCAAGCAGGGTGGAAACAGCGGTCAGGGTTTCTTCTCCGCCGCCGGCAACGATGACCGTTTTCTCGATCTTGACGTTGTG